GTTCCACCGAAGAACGGATCGCCATTGCTCAGTCCTGTCTGTCTGTTATCCAGCCACAAGGCCGGGGCTCTGAACAGCTTTGGTGGCAGATCGGGGCAATGCTCCAATCAGACCTGCCTGGTGATGAAGGTCTGAACCTGTGGCGTGAATGGTCGCTTCAGGATTCTGAATACGAGGATGACTGGGCTGATGGCAAAGACCCCTGCCAAAGCCGCTGGGAAAATGGTTTTAAGTCCCAGGGTGGTCTTGGTTTTGGAAGCCTTATCCGGCTAGCTGATCATTACGACCCAGAACGGGCACGCTTCACACGTGATGGTTGCGGCGCAGTTGTTGATGAAGTCGAGGCCAAGCCTGTTTTCTATCAGCGTGTTTCGCTGTCCTTTGAGGAAGTAATTCAAAAAGCGCAGTCATATCTTGACCTTGAAAATCCTGCAGAAACCAATTTCAAACTAAATAGTTTGGCCCTTGATGCTGGTTACCGAGATCAAGCTGCGCTTGAAAAACTAATCGTTGATCAGCTTCAGTTTGAAAACGATAAGGGGTTAATGGATGTGACTGCGCTCCAAGATTTAGAGGGTAAGCGTGAATTTCTAATTCCTGATGTGCTCCCACATCCGTCTGTTGTTTTGCTTTATGGCGCTGGTGGTGATGGCAAGTCCATGACTGCTTGGACCTTGGCGCGGCACATTGTTACCGGAGCACCCTTTGTGGTCCGTGGCAGGCACGTTCCAGTCCAGCAAGGCCGCGTGCTGTTTCTGAACGGTGACCAGCCTCTCATTCAGCTAAAAGACCAACTGGAAGAAGTTGACTACCCGCTGGACTTAAACACCAAGCTGCAATCCGATTGGTCGATTCAGCGTTACGCCCAGTTCAACAAGTTGATGCACAAGGTTCAACCCAAATTTGTTGTTATTGACTCGCTAATTGGTTGCTCTGGTGGTAGAGCATTTGATGAAAACAAGTCTGACTTTGCGACGCCGCTGTATTGGCTGACCAGGAATAACGGTGTTCTGTTCCCAGCAACAACAATTCTGATCATTCATCACGCCAACAAGTCGGGCGGTTTCCGTGGCACATCTGCTATTCGGGATGCTGTGGATGAAACATGGTCTCTCCGTAAACCCACCAAGGAAGAAATTGAACAAGATTCCGCTCCAGCACACAGCCGAATCATCACGATTGAGAAGTCACGGTCTGGTCGTTCCGGTACGGCGCTCATCATGCGCCAGGAGGACGACCTGAGCTTTTCTGTGGCTGATTTCACCCCAGAGGTAGACAAGAACAACACAGCGCCTTCCAGCGTCACTGACAAGGTGCTCCAGAGGCTGCGTATTGGGCACCCCCGTGCATTTACCAATACAGACCTCAATTCCGATCCAGTAGTGGGCGGAAACAGTGACGCTGTTCAAAAGTCGCTCCAACGGTTGGTAAAGCGGGGTCTTATTTCTGAGATTCCAGGGGTTGGTAGGTACGGAAAAAAGACGTACCAGGCTGTACTCGCGTGTGGAGAGGGTTCGTTTAACTGTCCACCCAAGAAGAAGCCTTCCACTGGAACGGATCTCAGGGTGGACAGCACCTCAAAAACAGAGAAAGTGTCCACCCTTGATTTAGGTGCCGATGCCAAGGGTGGACACAATGCAGCTGATGTAGGGGGGTGTCCACCCTCAGAACCTAGTGATGGTGCGGGTTCTGCCCATACTGGACACTCAGGGCAATATCCCCGCGCGAGGCAGATGGACCGCACCAAGGAGGAATCAGACGCTCTGATGAATGCAGCCTGGGACAAGTGGTCCGACTGATCTAGGTTTGTCTGTGTAGTATGTGAGGGCGTTACCAGCCTTCACATGCTGTCACAAGAAACCGAACTTAGTTTTAAGGTAGGCAGATACGCGGACAGCTTGCCCGTTGAAGTTTGTGTAACTTTTGCCGCTGCTGATAGCAACAAACGCCCGTACATAGAAGGTGCAATTATCCACCCCTCACAAGAAGTTTATGATCGTTTAAATAACCCTGCTACCAGTATGCATTGTTACTGCCATAGCGATATGCCCTTGCAACAACAACAAGAAATGATTGCTAGCGTTGAGCCTGGCACTACGATTAGGGTTCTTGCCCAGCAGCCATCTACAAAATATGACAGCAAAGCTTTTGGTACGCTTATTAGTTCTTTTAACACTTTTGAATCGGAAAGCAAAAAAGTAAAGGTATTTACGCACGCACCAGGTGTAAAACAAACCTTTACCGTGAGTAACATGCCCTCGGATTTGGTGGAGCGTATGGATGCAAAGTTGGACGATATAGACGTAAAAAGGACGTACTTTTTGAAGAAATTGATAAATAAATTCTTGGCTGGTGACTTTGACGAGGACTTCGTGTAGGATTCTGACGGTCCACTACTCTAGTAAACCTACTTAACCTCATGCCTACTTTTGATCTGCCCGAAAACGTCCTTGCAGCTTCTGAAAACGTCCTGTTAAGGGATCTGTTGGAATCGCCTGCTTTTTCTTACTGGATGATCAGCTCTCTATCCAATGGAGTTCAGGCGTCCCGCATATCCTCCGAAAAAGTCAGTGAAGACGAAGAGTTTTTTGTTTTTAAAATGCAAAAAATCCTTTCGTGTATTCCTGTAGAAACAAAACGGGCCTGTTTTAAGCAAACGGCTGAACAGGTTACAGCCAATAGAAATGCACGTTATGCCTTTAACAACGAACGACTAGCGGGCGTCAGGGTCATTAGTTAGTTCCGGTAAATCGGGTAGCCAGGCCTTTTTGATCAGACCTTCCACTACTTCCTGTTGTGTTAGGTAAAGGCGGAAGAACTTGCAGGCCAGCTCTTGTAGTTCTTTCGTATCTTCACAGCTGGAAATTTTACGGGCGTACCGTTCGTAGACAAATTCGCGATTTGGGTCCATCTTAAAAATGCTCGCTACTACATTATGCTCAATTACGGCACACCTCACATAATGTGCTACTGTAAGCAAGTCGTTCGGAGCCCATCCATGGCCCACGCTCAACTAATCAGCTACAGCTACACCAAAGGTTCAGATGTCCTGCATGTCCAAGCCACTGTTGATGATGCTGTTCAGGTCTTGCCTGCAACCCACTTAGATCCACCTGAGTTTGACTCTGCACACTGTCAAGCGGTCATCCTTTGGGACGAACCACTGGACCATACAAACGCACCAACCCGCGAACAGGTGGAGCGTATGCTGCCCTGGATTACCGACTGGTGCGTTATTCCCCCAATTACTTTTGACGATGACTAGGTTCTGTACGGCCCTCAGGCGTACACATAATTGGCTTACCACATTTGTCGAGCAAAAGTATTTCAACCTTGAGAACCATGACTGATCACCCACTGACTGACGAGATCATCGAAAAGATTGCTGCAAATATACGTCACTACGACTACTCTGTTCCAATCATATTTAAATGCGACATGCGAGCCGCTGCTGATTGGCAGTTGGATCAGGATCAAAAAAAGCTTGAGGATTTCTTAGAAGAGTTCTCATACCGAGGCCACAGTGCTGACGCGATCCTGGAACTTAGAGCTTTTGTCAATAACTTCAAAAGCTGCATGCGCCCACAGGAGGACTCATGATGACTGATCCTGTCAACGCTCCAGCGCACTACCAAAGCTCTAATGGCGTGGAGTGTATTGAAGCGATCAAGGCCGCAATGACAACCGATGAATTTTTTGGTTATCTGCGCGGCAACTGCATCAAATACATCTGGAGGTATCGCCAGAAAAATGGCCTTGAAGACCTACGCAAAGCCAGGTGGTACTTATGCCGCCTGATTTCAGAATTTGAACTTGACCCTTATGACGACCCTCTTGCATGAACTGCCCTCACTGCAACCGCAAACCACAGCGCGGTGATCGGTGGATTACTCAAACTAAGCCTCGATTTGAAGTAAGCATCGTAAGATGCCGCAAGTGCCCAGGCTGTGGCCACAAGTGGTTCACAGCTGAGGTTCCAATTGTTTGTGACATGCAGTCGACTGACCGCATCACAGACTTACAAACCACCGTAAAAAGTCTTCTTAAAGCTTCTTACGAAACCTTTCCTCTTTAATCATGTCTACACACCCATTTGACACCAGCAACTTCGCAAGCGTAAAACTCAAGAACGTTCCAAGCTACTTACAGAATGAGGCCGCCGATTACAATCTTCGGGTTGCCGCTTGGTTCGATAACTACGCTGTGACCGCTGCCCAGTTTGACGCTGCTATGGCCGACCAAGACAAACTCTGGAAAATGCGTACCGCAGAAGGCTGGGAAGCTGACGAAGGTGGCTGGTACACACCCACTGGCATCAGTGAGCATGACTGGGAACACGACTACGGCAATCCTTTTCCTGAAGAACCTGTCTGGGAAAACTACAAGGCGTTAAAGCGTTGCACTGCTGGCTGGCGTATTGACGACACCGGCTGGTACAGTCCCGAAGGCCAACACGAGTCCGAATGGACAGGCCCACTTCCTGAATACACACTTCTTTGAAGACCACCTATGTCTGACTACAACTTGTTTTTCGGTGTCGAGCATCTGCACAAGATCTCGACATCCATTTCTATCGCCTTCGATACGGAAACGCTCCAGCTACAGCCTGAAATAGGCAAACTTCGCTTGATCCAGCTGGGCTGCGACGTCAGTAAAACCATCGTCATCATTGACTGCTTTGAGCTGGATGCAGATGGCTGGCAAAAGCTCCGTCTGTTCTTCACTAATGGTGAGCGGTACTGGTTAGCCCACAACGCCGTGTTTGACCTTGGCTGGCTTCAAGAACATGGCATCTATGTGCGTGGCCGGGTTGGTTGCACCATGCTTGCCAGTAAGCTCCACCACAATGGAACGCCTAACCTCAGACACGGACTAGCCCATGTGGCCAAGCGTGTCCTCAAACTTGAACTCGATAAAGAACAGCAGCGGTCTGATTGGAGCGTTCCAGTCTTAAGTCGAGACCAGTTGGTCTATGCCGCTAAAGATGTTGAGGTGCTGCTGCAGCTGGATTACCCACTTACAGCAGCGTTACAGAATGCAAGGCTTTCTGAGGCTTACACATTAGAGTGCAGAGCACTTCCCGCTATGGCCCAGATGTGGCGTACCGGGCTTCCTTGGAACCGTTCCAGTCTTAAGCAGCTTTGCGCTGACTATCAATACGATATTATTGCTCTCAGTAAAGACTTTCTACGGGAATTTGATAATGCGCTTCCAGCGGAACACAAGCTGCCAAGAGAAGCAACAAATCCTCAAAGACTTTCAAAGCTTCGAGACCTTGTCACGCAAATGGGGCACGACGACTCAGACTACGAAAAGTGGTATGCGGAAATTGAACAGCTTGAGACGGCGCCAAAAGCGTTTAACCTCAGGCCGCAAGCTACAGGTGATGCTCGTCGTGGGACCAAGCTAGAAGCAGGCTTCAACCTAAGTAGTCCCAAGCAATTGTTAGAAAAGTTCACAGCACTTCTGGGGACAGTGCCAAGGGACAGTAAAACAGGCAAGCCTAGTGCTAGTAAAGCAGCACTTCAGGATTACGCTGCGGACCACCATGTCATACAGACCTATTTGGCATGGAAGAAAAGTGAAAAGCGTCGTCAAATGGCTGAAGGGATGCTTGAAAAAATGGACCCGGATGGCTTTGTACGTGCCAGCTACCTCCAGCTTGGATCGGAAACAGGCCGTATGTCCTGCATTAAGCCCAACAATCAGCAGATTCCCCGTGATACAGAGTTTCGGCAATGTGTTGAGGCTCCTGATGGTTGGCTGCTTGTGGACGCGGATTTTGGTCAGATGGAACTGCGACTCGCTGCAGCAGTGGCGCAGGATGAAAAGATGACCAAAGCGTTCCAGGCTGGTGAAGACCTTCATACGGTTACCGCTGAGGCAATCGGCTGCACTCGCCAGATCGCGAAAAGCGCCAATTTTGGTTTGCTGTATGGATCGGGCGCCAAGGGTTTGCGTAATTACGCTGCTAGCTCTGGTGTCACCATGACAGTTGAGGCTGCTGCAACAATTCGTAACCAATGGCTGGGCACTTATGCAGGTGTGAAACAGTGGCAAAACCAGAATGCCGCAGACGCGTCAAAGACAGCAAGTAACAGATGGGCCGAAATTCGTATTCCAGGTTCTGACATGCGGCGTTTCTTGCCAGGTGGCATGAACCGCCTTACGGTAAGGTGTAATACACCAATCCAAGGTGCTGGTGCGGCCATCCTTAAATGCGCCCTAGGAAACCTCTGGCCAAAGGTTCTGGAAGCCGGTGAACAGGAAGTAAAAATTGCAGCTTGTATCCACGATGAAATTCTCTTATTAGTTCGTGAAGATAAGGCACAGCATTGGGCGCTCCAGCTAAAACAAGTAATGGAAAGCGCCGAAGCTAAGTGGTTGGGAGATATTCCGCCTCTAGCTGAACCCTCTGTAGGAAAGCGTTGGTCTGAAATTCACTAGGAAGTAGCGCAGCATGGTCAGCATCTATCGAACGCTTAACGGATGGTCCTTCCATACCCCTCAGGAAACAGGTTGTTACCGTAGTCTTGCGGAAGTGATGGATGCTGCCTATGCCACCGGAAACAGGGCGGCAGATAGTTATGAAGTTCTTGCAGTACGAAATAGCGCGTGCCAGTACTGCAGATTTGCTCCGCGCAGCCAATTTTCTTGAAGGCGCTAGGGAAGTAAGGCGGGGCTGCCGTAAGCAACGTACAAAAGCTCGTAAGGATCAGCAGACTGGTTGGCGTAAGCATGTTGATGATGCGCTTCTTTGGTAGCACAATGCTAGACTGAAATCTACTGGGCTACTACTTGATGGCGATTCGGCACGGAAATAAAACATATATGCAAATACTTCTTGATCCCAATAGGGCAAGATTGCTGTTTGACCTAGCTGAAAAGGCTAGCATACGTCCCACTGCCTGGATCCGTAACGCGGTCTATAAAGCATTGGAACGAGAATACCCTTCCGCAATGTACAAAGAGGCAGTTGCTAAGGATGAAGCTGCTTGGCGTGCGTCTGTTCGTAAGCGTGTTGAAGGCCGTATTAAGTCACGTAAAGCTCCTGAAGATTCTGAGTAAAAGGATTTGTACTGTGCTACTCTTCCTGAGTATTCACTTACCAGCTAATGACTCGCTACGCACTTAAGACAACACACGGGGCTCATGTTATGTACCTTGCAGCTTATTATGCAAACTTCCCTAAGAACAACGGTATTCGCTTGACAGATAAAGCAGAAGACGCCTGCTCCTATGTGACTATTGAAAAAGCCTGTCAAGTGGCACGTAGCCTCGAAGACAGCATGGGCTGCGTACCAAGCATTGTGGAAGTTTCTTACTGATGGACGGCTTTAGTGAATATCTGAAGGACATTGTCCGGTATCCGCTCTTGAACAAAGAGCAGGAAATATTGCTGGCGCGGCAAGTACAAGTTTGGGTTACATCTGAAAATCCCACCGAAAGGGAAGTAAAAACAGGCAAGCGGGCTTATCAAAAGCTCATCAACTGCAACCTAAGGCTTGTGGTTTCTATTGCAAAACGTTACACATTACGTTCCAGGCGGACAGAGATGTTTGACATTGTGCAAGAAGGAAACATCGGACTTGCTCACGGCATTAAAAAGTTCGATCCAGAGCGTGGCTACGCCTTGTCCACATATGTCTATTGGTGGGTAAGGCAGTCCATTAGCCGTTATTTGAGCTACCACGACCGGATGATTCGTATTCCGTCCCATGCTGGGGAAATACTGGCAAAACTGCGTCAGTGGGCACCCCAGTTTGAGGTGTCACATGGCAGACCCCCCACCCTAGAAGAAAGCGCAGAATACTGTGCTACAACCCCTAATAGGTTGCGGGAGTACCTGGAACGTAGTGAAGACTGTCTTAGCTTAGATAAGCCTAGAACCGGGCTGGATTCTCAAGAACATGCCTTGGTTGAGCTTATTACTGATGGTGAGCACCCCATGGAAAAGCTTGACAACCTTTTCTGCAGTGACACCGTGGACAGGTTATTGATGACCCTAAGCCCCGTGGACCGTACCATCGTGGAACGTGTTTTTGCTTTTGATGGCGGTGAACCACAGACCTACATAAAGGTTTCAAAAGACTTGGGTATGTCTAGAGAACGTGTAAGGCAAAGGTGCCATAAAGCCTTAAAAAAACTTCATGTGCTTGCGAAGCTCGGTACTTGTGGGCCTTTATAGTGGAGTGCCCTAATTGCGGTGCTTCCGGTAGTGGTGCTTTAAAAATGATCAGCACTCGTAAGTCACACGAAGTGGCGAAGACACGGGTTAGAAAATGTACGGTCTGTTCTACGTTTTTGTATTCGATAGAGATTCCGGTGGACAAAGATCACGTCGATTGCGATAGGCACTACCACGCTAAAAAAAGTGTGGTACAACGTTTGATTTCTGCGCTTTATTCATGAGCAATGTTGAATTGGTCTGGGCAACCCCAGACGCTGAAAAGCTGATCGTGCGGATGGCACGGGTTAGTAACCCCAGCAATGAAGACAACTGGGAAACCGGACCAGGGCTTCTTAGATACCTTGTTAAGCACAAACACTGGTCACCCTTTGAGATGGCCAATATGTGCGTTCAAATTCATACTGAAAGGGATATTGCTGCTCAGATACTGCGGCATCGGTCATTTTCGTTCCAAGAGTTTTCCACTCGCTACAGCAAAACACAACCCGCTGAGATACCCTACTTCAGACGGCAAGACACTAAAAATCGCCAGAACAGTATTAGTGACCTACACCCAAAACATCAGGAAGACTTCCAGGCAGGTGCTGGTCGCATTATTGATGATGCCTTTCTGTTTTATGACACCCTACTGGAGCGGGGCGTTGCCAAGGAGACGGCTAGACGTATCCTGCCACTCTGTACTCCTACCACCCTCTACATGCAAGGAACACTAAGGTCTTGGGTGCATTACATCCAGTTGCGGGCTGATAACGATACACAGCTAGAGCACCGGCAGATCGCTTTTGGCTGTGCAACCGTGTTTAAGCAGTGCTTTCCAACGGTGTACCAGGCCATTTTTCCTACACTGAACCTATGAAAGTCATCTTTTTAAATTGGGTCGAGCGTGCAGCTCTTTACATATTGGTGCGTAGTCCGCGCATTGGTATGCTCGCCGTTAAAGAGATGGACGGTCCACTGCTTTTTATCGCTAACGATCCTTTTGATGCAATGCCCATTGGTGGCACTAGCCCAGTGGCAAATCAGTTAGAACGCATATACCGCAATTCGTCTAACGGACCAAGCTATGGTCAAGACTCGGAGGTTAGCTGAACAGTGGTTCGTAGTGTGCACGCCGGGCGGTGGCTTGTGCGTAGAAACGACTAACGAACAAAAAGCACGTACCATCGCCGACGTGCTTCACTGC